TGTGTGTAGGTATGATTCTTACCTTGGCTCTCAGACTGTGAGTATGAAATGCGAAATGAGGTACCTGTATTAGAACGCATGGCTTGTGCTCGCAAATAGGTAATTGCTGGCCGCACAATTATCATAGGTACACTTCTCCACTGACACTTCCGATCGGTCCTACGGTCCCCGTAGGGGACCTAGGACCGATCGTCATTGTTTCATTGTGCGGCTGAGAACCGTTCTCAAGTTGCGGGCACAGGGGGACGGTCGGTACCTACTGGCGTGACACCAGATCCCGTGGACCCCGATGAGCTGTCCGAGGCGCTGACGAAGGCTGAGCTGCTCGAGGTGGCCGAGGCCAACGAGGTGCCTGTCGCCAAGTCGAAGACGAAGGTCGAGATCGCTGAGGCGATCGTCGACGCCGATGTCGTGTCGGATGACGAGGAGGACGCTCGGGCGCTGCTGTTGGCGGCCCGTGAGTCGAAGTCGTCGAAGGACGAGCAGCCGAACCCGAAGCCCGAGCACGCTGGTCAGCCTGTCCCTGAGCGGGTCGAGGAGCGCAGGTTCCTCGAGGTCGATGAGGAGACGGGGGCGTTCGGCAACACGCACTCGCAGTCCCCTGTTCTGGATCGGGCGAAGCGGGTCGACTTGGTCTACCCTGTCGCTCCTCCTCGGGTACCTGAGCCTGACGTGACGTCGCCGCCTGCGGCGCCGTCTTACGTCCGCCGCTACCCGATCCCTGGCAACCCCGCCAAGTCCTGAGATGCCGCTCCTCCCTGGGGAGGGTTGGAACGGCAAGGGCGAGGAGAAGGAACGGTTCCTCGACTGGCTGTGCTTCGGCCCTGAACGTCAAGTAGGCCAGTCGCAGAACGAGTTTGCGAAGGTCCTCGGTGTCGGCCGTTCCACGTTGGGCGAGTGGAAGCGTGACCACCAGTTCCGTCTCCGTTGGGAGGCCCGTCTCCGTGAGACGGTCCTGGCCCCCGACATCATCCATGATCAGCTCCGTACGCTGCATGAGATCGCTACGTCGGGTGAGGCGAAAGACTCTGACCGCATCAATGCGATCACCCAATATCAGAAGCTGACGGGTGCCGCAGCTCCTGAAAGGCATGACCTGAAGGCGAGCACAGAAGGTGTGCGCCAGATGTCGGATGAGGAACTGATGGCTGAGCTGCAGGCTCGTGTAGGCCAGAAAGCGCTCAATGCGTAATGGCCGATTTGTCCGAACTGCAGATCGAGCGAGAGCTTCTATGGCGGAAGTGCAAAGGCTCGAGCGCCGAGGACTTCGAGGCGTGCCTCTACTTCCTCGACAACTACTGGAAGATCCGCCACCCGAGCAAAGGGACGATCAGCTTCCCGATCCGTGAACGTCCCGCCCAGATGGAGACGCTCGAGACGGTCATGTCGTGCACGCAGTCGATCATCTTGAAGGCACGGCAGATCGGGTTCACGACCCTGTTCACGGCGTACATGTTCTGGCTGGCGTTCTTCTGGCCCGACAAGCTCGTGATCGTCCTGAGCAAGCGTGAGGACGACGCCAAGGACATCCTGAAGTTCGTGGTCCGAGGGTATGACCGTCTGCCCGAGTGGATCCGTGACCGTGGCCCGAAGCGGACGAACGACAGCTCGCAGATCTTCTCGCTGTCGAACGAGTCGGAGATCAAGTCGTTCCCGTCGAACAACAACCCTGCTCGAGGCCAGGCCGCCTACCTCGTCGTGTTCGACGAGTTCGCCTTCCTCGAGGACCAGCACTCCGCCTGGGCGTCGGTGGAGCCGACGACCGACATCGGTGGGCGGGTCATCATCCTCTCCACCGCCAACGGCGGCGGATCCCTCTACGAGTCGATGTTCAATGCCGCCCTCGGCGGGCACGGCGAGATGGAGGCGATCTTCTACCCGTGGTCGGCTGTCCCTGATCGTGACATGGCGTGGTACGAGGCGAAGATCGAGGGCTTCCGTCGGGCGAACGCCGAGTGGATCATGCACCAGGAGTACCCGACGTCGCCTGAGGAGGCGTTCATCCGTTCGGGTCGTGCCGTGTTCGACCTGGATCTGGTGATCGAGCGGCGGGAGGCGATCATCAGGGGCAGCGACGACATCCCTGTGTCCGCCAAGGGGTACATCGCTCCGAAGGGCGGCGGGGAGGCGAAGCTGGCCCGCCACTTCGTGTGGCGTCAGGGGCAGGGCGAGTTCGAGGTGTGGCGTCAGCCCGACAAGGCGCACCGCTACGTGATGGGTGTCGACGTGTCGGAGGGCCTCGAACACGGCGACTTCTCGGTCTGCTCGGTGTACGACACGAAGACGAAGGAGAAGGTCGCCAAGTGGCGGGGCCACATCGACCCTGACCTGCTGGCGAAGGACATCGCCTGGCCGTTGGGCCACTTCTACGGCGGCGCCCTGATCGGCGTCGAGTCGAACAACCACGGCCTCGTCACGCTGATCAAGCTGCGGGACCTGGCGTACCCGAGGCTGTTCCGCCGTCAGGATCGGGCCGCCCTCGGCCGCCCGACCTCGACGAAGCTGGGCTGGTACACGTCGAAGTCCAGCAAGGTCGAGATGATCGACGAGTTCCAGGAGGCGTTCCGTGAGGAGCTGGTGATCTACGACACGGGTGTGCTCGCCGAGATGCTGATGTACACCCGTGACGAGAAGGGCCGCATGAGCGGCTCGCCGTTCGACGACGAGGTGATGGCTGATGCGATCGCCAACCAGATGTTCCGCCACATGCACACCGTGTCGTGGCCCGAGGTCGAGTCAGACGCCTACACGTTCGGGTGGCTGGTCCGTCGGGACAAGGAACGGGTGAAGCGTGACGCCAACGTCGGCATGGGCCGACGTCTTGGCGTGCGGTAGGGGGACGGAATGACCCTACAGTTGATGTCGGCACACCTGGATGCAGCCCTCGAGGACCTCGACGCAGGACTGCATGCGGTTGGCGATCACACCTCCTGTGATCCGAACACGTGTTTCGCTGCGAAGATGCGCTACTGGCGCACCCACGGGGCGAACATCGTGACCCGACCCATGTTGACCCGAGAGGTGTCGGCGCTCCACGGGCCGACCAAGCGTGAGTTCCTCGACGAGCACGTGGGCCTCGACAACATCAAGAGCGGCGCCGCCGTTCCCAAGGACAAAGGACGTTGGGTATGACCCTCGGCGGAATCATCATCCTCCTCATCGTGATCCTCCTGGTGCTCGCCATCGTCGGCCGCATCTGACATGAAGCCCCTCGTTCTCGCCGCCCTCGCAGCCGCAGGCACGGCTGCCGTCTACTTCGGTGGATGGCTGGCGTACGTCCTGATCTCGTCGGACACGGCCGAGAACGCCATCGACGACCTGTACCAGCGTTGATGATGGAAGCGCTGCTGATCCCCCTCGGCTGGGTAGGTGCGATGTGGGCGTTGACCCGCATCGTCACCACGTGGCCGCCCCGCTGATGGCACGGGCGTCGAAGAAGACCGAGGGGCAGCTCTCCGCCTACCGTTCGTGCATCGAGTCGGCGAAGGGGTTCCGACGGCAAGAGGATCTCGACGGGCGGGACGGCCTGTGGGCCACCCTCGTCGACCTGTACAAGGGCAAGCACTGGCCGAAGAACGCCCCGTACAAGGACCTCATCACCATCAACATCTCGAAGGCGACAGTCGACGTCATCCTGCCGTCCATCGCCATCAACTACCCGTCGGTGACGATCACGGCCCTGACGCCTGAGGCGTTCGACGGCCAGGTCATCCTCGAGGCGGTCATCAACTACTGGTGGCGCCACTTCGACGTCATGCCCGAGGTCCAGGCCGCCGTCAAGGACTACCTGATCACAGGTCACGGCTGGCTGAAGGTCGGGTACCGCTACGTCGAGGAGGAGCAGCCCGACTACGCCGCCGACGACGACCTGTTCGAGCAGAAGCGGGCCGAGGTCGAGGAGTACGCCGAGGCGAACCCGCACCTGGCTGGCGACCTCCCGACCGACGACGAGATCAAAGAGGAAGTCGGCGGGCAGACGAAGCTGCTGGTCGTCGAGGACCGTCCGTTCGTGGAGCGTGTCTCCACCCACGACGTGTACGTCGACCCCGAGGCGACGTCGATGCGGGACATCTCGTGGATCGCCCAGCGGGTCGTGAAGACCCTGCGGGACGTGCGGGACAACGAGGACTACAACAAGACGGCCCGCCGTGAGATCGAGGCCGACGAGGCGCTCGACACCGAGTGGCTCGACTGGGACCCGAACCGTCGTGAGGCGGTCCTGAAGGACGACATCAAGCGGGTCACCCTGTGGGAGTTCTACGACGTGCGTCGTGGGACGACCTGCACGTTCGCCGAGTCGGGCATGCGGTTCCTGGTGGAGCCTGAGGAGATCCCGTACGACTTTGGGCATCCGTTCCTGATGCTCCGCAACTACGAGGTCCCCGACCAGTTCTACCCGATGGGTGAACTCGAGGCGCTCGAGGGGCTTCAGAACGAGCTGAACTACACCCGCACGTCGATGCTGAACGACGCCAAGGCGCAGCGGCGCCGTTGGCTGTACCGTGCCGACGCTCTCGGCCAGAAGGCCCGTGAAGCCCTCACCTCCGACGAGGACAACATCGGCATCCCGATCGAGGGCCAGGACCCGCTGGACTCTGTGATCGCACAGATGCCGTCGAACACGGTCAACGCCGAGATGTACCAGAACAACGACGTCATCATGGGCGACATCAACACCGTGACGGCGATCTCCGAGTACCAGCGTGGTGACGCCCCCGAGATCCGTCGGACGGCCACCGAGGCGTCGATCATCCAGGACGCCGCCAACGCCCGTGCCGCCTTCAAGCTCTCCCAGATCGAGCGGTACATGGGCGAGGTCGCCGAGTACCTGTCGAAGCTGGCCCAGGAGTTCGTCGACGAGAAGCAGACGTCGATGATCACAGGCAAGAACGGGCAGCCGTTCTGGTTCGAGTTCGACTCCGAGGACATCCAGGGCGAGTACGCTTTCTCCGTCGAGGCGGGATCCACCGAGCCGAAGAACGAGGTCACACGCCGACGCACGGCCCTCGACCTGTTGCAGGCGCTCGGCCCGCTGATGGCCCCGAACCCCGATGGCTCGCCTGGACTGATCAACGTCCCCAACCTGTTGACCCATGTCCTCGAGTCGGGGTTCGGGATCAAGCAGCCCGAGAAGTTCCTGACCGCCCCCGTCGACCCCGTCACCGAGGGGATGGGCGACCCTGTGATGGCCGAGCAGCAGAAGATGGCTCAGCAGCTTCAGGGTGCGCCCGCCTTGCCTCCTGGCATGGAGGGCGGCGAGGACCTTCCTCCCGAGGTGATGATGCAGCTCATGGCCGAGCTGGGCCTCACGACGTCGCCTGGCGCCCCACCCGCCCCGCTTGCCACAGGCCCCAGTGCTCCTCCTGGCGGACTCCCCCCTGGCACGGTGACGGGTGCGGGCGCCAGCGAACTTCCGCCCGAACTGATCGCCCTGCTCACGCAGGACCCGTCAGGTGCGGACGCCATCCCACCCGAGATCCTTGCGCAACTGCAGGGCCAAGTAGGACTACAGGTCTGATCCATGCCCGTCACCACCGACACCACCCCGCCGCCGTCGCTGGCTGACCTGCGCCGTGCCTACTACGGGGGCGGCACAGAAGCCGAGTACGAGGCGTTGCTGGCCGCTTCCGAGATGGGCCGCACCGCTTCGGATGTGATCGCACCCCTGTACCAGTGGTACTCGTCGACGTGGTCGCAGGTGATCGCCAACGCCACCTGGACCCCGATCGACTGGACGCACCCGTACACCGACCTCGGCGGCCTGCACGAGGGGTTCACGGCGGCGACCACGATCGCCGCTGGATCCAACAACGCCGCTCTCCCGCAGGGCACGATCAACGTGGCGAGCACGACGGGCTTCCAGGCTGCCTCTGCGGCGATCCCCCAGTTCGCCTCGATCGCTTTCGCCGACACGAAGCGGCACGTCTTCCAGTACACGGGGATGACGTCCACGAGCTTCACGGGCTGCACGCTCGGGTCGGGGACGATGCTGACGGGTCAGGCGGTGGCGCAAGCCAACTGCCGCATCCAGACGGGGCCGTTCTTCCACATGATGATCGCCGAGTGTGCGTTCGCCTCGAACGCCACTGGCGGGCGTGGCATCCGCTTCCGTGACTACGGCCCGACCAGCTCGCCGTTCTTCTTCGTCGGCGGCCAGACGGGTCCCGTCGCCACCATCGCCGCCCAGATGCACGTCCAGGCCAGCATGCAGACCGTCGGCAACGTCGACGGCACGGGTGCCAACATCATCGAGGTCTACCAGTCCTCGGGCGGCGCCCTCGACATGATCCAAGAGGGGATCTCGTCGCCGTCGCTGATGGGCGTCCCGCTCGGCTACCGCCTCCACTGAGGGCCTGATGCCTGTCTCGACCGACACGACGCCACCGCCCTCGATCGGCGACCTGCGCCGCCTCTACTACGGCGGCGGCACCCAGGCCGAGTACCAGTACCTCCTCGACGCTGCCGAGGCGGGGATCTCCGCTGCCGACATCCTGGCGCTCGCCGAGGGCGGCGGCGGTGGCGGCCTGACCGAGGAGCAGATCGGCGACCTCGTCGGTGCGATGGTGACGGGCGGCACGGAGTCGGGGATCACCGTCGGCTACGACGACCCGAACCAGCGCCTCGACTTCACCGTCCCGTCCGCCTCCGACACGGCCGAAGGGCTGATCGAGACGGCGACGGGCGCCGAGACGACCACGGGGACGGACGCCGACAGGGCCGTCACGCCCGCAGGGTTGAAGGTCGTGACCGACACCCTGCAGACGGTCACCTCCGCCTACACCACCTACGTGGCGCAGCGGTCCATCGAGCGGGCCACCTGGCCGAACGGCGCCCTCGGCATCACGATCCCTGACCGTGGCGCACCCTCCAACAGCTCACCGCTCTCGTCAGGGCGTCTGTGCCTGCAGGCCATCGCACTCGAGGCTGGGGCCACGATCACGAACATCGTGTGGATGTCGGCGACGACCGCAGGGTCGGCGATGACGAACCAGTGGTTCGGCCTGTTCGACAACAACCGCAACGCCCTCCGCCTGACCGCCGATCAGACGTCAGGTGCCTGGGGCGCCAACACCGCCAAGTCGGTCGCCCTCACCTCGACGTTCGTGACGACCTACTCGGGCCTGCACTACATCGGTGTGTGCGTGGTCGGCACCCCGCCGACGCTGATGGGCCTCACCCCGTCGAACTCGGCCGCCATCGCCGTCCCCCCGATCGTGTCGGGGTTCTCGACCACGGGCCTGACGACGCCGCCTGGCCTGCCGTTCCAGGGCGCTGCCCTGTCGGTCAACGGGGCGATCTTGCTGGGTTGGGTGACCTGAGGGGGGACGCTTGTTCCACCCTATGTAGAGAACAACCCGAGAGGGATTCTCAGAAAGGGCCATCGTGTCCCCAGTGAACATGCCCGAGGACGATTCGCAGAACATCCTCGTGCCGCAAGGAAGTGCCGAAGACGAGTCAGTCGAAGCGGATCTCGGAGACGAGACAACCGTCGAGGCGGAGGAGTCCGAGGAGGCCAGGGCCAACATGCCCGAGGACCCGACGGAGTTCGACGAGGTCGAATCCGCCGAGGACGAGGGCGACAGTTCGGAGCTGTACACCATCACGGTGGACGGCGAGGAACTCGAGGTGTCCCTGGAAGAAGCCCTGAACGGGTACCAGCGTCAGCAAGCGTTCACACGCAAGACGCAGGAACTGGCTCAGGAGCGTGAGTCTCTGACTCACATGGCGCAACTGGCGCAGGCTTTGGATCGTGACCCGCAGGGTACGGTCCTACGGCTCGCAGAGAACCTGGGCATCGACCTGGGTGCGAGCACAACCCCGCAGGCCCCGCAGCCGACCAGCCCTCTCGAGGGAGTCGACTTGGAGGACCTGGATCCCGAGGTTGTCAGCGTGCTTCAGACCTTGACCGCCGAGATCCAGTCGCTGAAAGGCGAAGTGGGCACGGTGGCGAGTTGGCGTCAGGAGCAGACGGAAGCCGAGCAGTTGGCTGCCATCGACCGTGAGGCCGAGGCAGTGATGCTCAGGCACGGCGTCCCCGACCTGGACAAGGGGGAGCTGTACCGCTTCGCAGGTGACCACAACATCGGTGACCTGGATGCGGCCTACGTCTACATGCGTGAGGTCCAAGCTGCTTCGGCGGCCCCTCCCGCAGCTCAGTCGAAGCGAACGAAGAAGCAGGCTCTCCGTACGGAGGGTGGCCGACATCGGACGTCGACCAAGCCCATCGCTCGAGGCAAGATGAGTCTCGAGGAAGCGATGGACAGGGCGGCCTCTGATCTCAGCATGTCGTTCCCCGACTGATCCCCGTCCTTCCTTCTCTGACCACAACCCGACACACGGAGATCCAAGATCATGGCTGCAGGCCACCCCGACTACGACACCTTCCTCAGCTCGACGCTGAACAACTACCGCTCGACCCTGGTCGACAACGTCTTCAGCGCCAACCCGCTGTTCCTGAAGCTGAAGGAACGTGTCCGCTACGAGGACGGCGGAGACAAGATCTCCGTGCCCCTCATGTACGGGCAGAACTCCACGGTGAAGACCTACGACGCCTGGGAGCGCCTGGACCTGACCCCGCAGGAAGGCATCACCACGGCGCTGTTCGACTGGGGCCAGATCGCTGGCTCCATCGGCATCAACGGCATCGAGGAGTTCAAGAACTCGGGCAAGTCCCGCATCTTCAACCTGCTCAAGGCCCGCACCAAGCAGACCGAGATGTCGCTCACCGAGGCCTTCGGCGAGATGTCGTTCCTGGCGGGCACCGACCCCGAGCGTGACTGGCTGGGCCTCGACGCCCTCATCGGCGACGAGAACAGCACCGTCACCACCGTCGGCGGCATCGACTGCACCGACTCGGCCAACGACTGGTGGAGGTCCGTGGTCGTCGACGTCGACGCCCTCGCCTCGCAGGTCCGTTCGGACGCCGTGTGGACCAACGTCTACAACACGGCCTCGAAGGGCAGCGACAAGCCCGACATCATCGTCACCACCCAGGACCTGTTCGAGCACTACGAGGCGAACCTCGCCACGGACATCCGCTACACGAGCACCGACTCGGCGGACGCCCGCTTCAACCACGTGCTGTTCAAGAAGGTCCCCGTCTTCTACGACGACTACTGCCAGAGCGGCAGGACCTACTTCATCAACTCGAGCCACCTCGAGCTGGTGGGTGCGAAGGGCACCTGGTTCCGCCAGACCCCCTTCGAGACGGTCCCCGACGTCGACGGCAAGTGGGCCAACATTCTCACCTACGGGGGCATGGTGATCGACAACCGTCGGCGCCAGGGCCTCGTCCGTGACCAGGACATCGCCTGATCCTGGTTCCCTCTCGGCGGGGGGCTTCGGCCCCCCGCCGTGACCAACCCATCCACCAAGCAGTCTCGACCAAGAGAGAAGACCCCCGAACATGGCCTCCGCCCGTTTGCACTACGGCAACACCCACCTGATCACCTACCACATCCCTGGCGTGGTCAGCGCCTCGGTCAACGACCACGACGTCGTGTTCGTGGCTCCCCGTCGGGGCAAGATCCTCGACGTGCGTGCCGCCTACGGTGTCGCCGCCGCCACCACCTCGGTGATCATCGACATCAACAAGTCGACGAGCGCCCAGGCCGCCTCGGCGGGTACCACCATCTACACCACGCAGGCCGACCGTCTGACGGTCGCCGCTTCGGCGTTCAACAGCTCGAGCGCCCTGCCCGCCGTCACCACCTTCGCCGAGGGCGACAAGCTCTCCATCGAGGTGGACCAGGCCGACACGGGTCCCACCGCCGCCGACCTGACCATCCAGATCGAGGTCGCCTACTACTGATCCCCGACAGGGATCCGACAAGCCCGCCCTTCGGGGCGGGCTTTCGGTCGTTCTGGGGGACGTTCGGCCCCATAGGTGAGGGTGAGCGGGCGGGTCGGCTCGGGCATCGACGCTGGGCCACCGCCCCCCCCTCCCACTCGACCAAGGAACGACATGGACCTTCAGACGATGCGGCAGTTCGTGCTCACGCACGAGGACCTCGAGGCCGAAGACCTCGAGGAGACGCTGCTGGACGGCTGGGCCAACGAGGCGTTCACCCGCATCCACCGTCTCGTCGCCTCCTGGCCACGCTTCGACTCGACCGTGTCCCTCGCCACGGTGGCGGGCACGTCAGCCTACGACCACGGCCTGAAGCGGGTCGAGACGATCTACGGCGACAACGGCCTCATCGAGTGGATCGGCCACGTCGAAGCCCAACGCAAGTACCTCCTGAACGGGGTGCAGACGGGACGGCCGTACCGTTACTCGACCCGTGGCTCGCAGGTCCATCTGTGGCCGCAACCTGACGCCGTGTACACGCTGACCCTCGAGGGGAAGCGTGTGCCGACGCCCTGGCCGCCCCTGACGGGAGCGCCAGGCTCCGAGCCTGACCTGCCCGAGGACTTCCACCGCCTCATCCTGTCGTGGATGCTGCACCGTGCGCTCCTGCAGCAGGACGACGGTGAGCGTGCCCAGGCCGAACTGTCGCACTACCAGAGCCTGCTGGGTGAGCTGATCACCGACGAGGTCCGTGCCGACCTGGCGGAGCCGCTGATCATCGGCGGCCGCCGTCGGCCGTCGACGTACCCGCCTGGCACCATGCCGTACGACGTTGACACTCTGCCGTCGTGAGTCCCGCCTTCGCCACCTACGACACGCCACGCTTCCGTGGCGGCGGAAAGCAGATCCAGACCGCCAACGTGGGCGACTTCACGGGCGGCCTGAACCTGCGGGCCGAAGCGTTCAGCCTGGGGCAGAACGAGTCCCCCGACCTGCTGAACGTCGACGTCGACCCGAGAGGCGGGTTCGTCTCGAGGAGCGGTGTCGCCCAGTGGGGTCCCGAGGACCACGACTCCGACATCGAGGCGGTGTGGCGGTTCGACACCGCCGAGCTGTCCGCCGACCTCGTCGCCTACGACGGCGACCACCTGATGACCGAGTCGGCAGGCTCGTGGGTCGAGGGGACCGCCATCACGGGCACCGTGCGTGCCACCATGTTCAAGGACAAGCTGTACCTGACGAACGGGTCGGTGACGGTGAAGACGTGGGACGGCACGAGCTTCAGCTCGGTGGCGGACCCTGCCGCCTCTGGCGGCGCAGGGTACAACGACGACATCGAGGCCCCCGTCGGCGGGTTCATGCCGAAGGGCCGTTGCATCGCCGCCCACATGGGTGTCGTGTTCGTCGCCAACACGCTCGAGGACTCGGTTCGGCACCCGAACCGTGTCCGCTGGTCGCACCCGAACTTCCCTGAGGACTGGGCCGACTTCCACTACATCGACGTCGACGTCGGCGCCGACGGCGACGAGATCACCGCTCTCGTCCCGTTCAACGACCGTCTCCTCGTCTTCAAGAAACGGTCGATCTACGCCATCTACGGCGAGCCGCCCGAAGCGTTCCAGGTGTTCAACATCAGTCGTGAGGTGGGGGCGATCCACCAGGAGGCTGTCGCACAGTCCGACCTGGGCGTCTACTTCTTCCACTACCCCGAGGGCGTGTACCTGTTCGACGGCAAGGCCACCAACTGGGAGTTCGACCGTCTGCTCCCGACGATCACCGACGGCGACATCGTGGCGGCCCACGCCGACGAGATCCAGCTCGGCTGGGACGGCTCCCGCCTGTACTGCTCGGTCCCGTTCGAGGGGTCGTCGGTCAACAACGTGACGTTCGTGCTCGACCCGAGGCTCACCAAGGAAGGGTCGTGGGTGAAGTACGACCTGGGCCTGAAGGCGATGACAGCCTACGGCGACTCCTACGGCGACGACCAGTTCATCGCCTCGGCGGTCGACAAGAACACCCTGATCGAGCTGAACACGGACACGCCGTTCGACACGTTCGGCGACGGGGACGTCAACAACTTCGACACCTACTACGTGACCCGCTGGCTCGACATGAACGAGCCTGGGGTCCTGAAGCGGTTCAAGCGCCCCGACATCGTGATGGCCCGAGGCACCGAAGCGGCCGTCAGGGTCGAGGTGTACAAGGACTACGACAACGGGAACGCCACCCGCAACTTCACCATCACGTCGATCGGTGACGCCACCATCGCCCGCTTCGGGACCGCCGTGTTCGGTGTCGACGTGTTCTCCTCCGAGTCCGTCGGGCGGCACAGCGTGGAGCGTGGCTCCCCGCTCGGCAACGCCCGAGGTGTCCAACTCAAGTTCATCGGTCCTGACGCCAACTCCCGCTGGGGTGTTGCTGGCATGACCCTCAAGCTGATCCCCAAGAAGGTCCGAGGCTGATGCCGTTCTCCACCCCCAACACGTTCCTCGACGCAGCGTCGATCGAGGCCGACGAGTTCAACGAGAACTTCGAGGCCATCGCCGACGCCATCGACGGCGACCTGATCCACGCTGACGGCACGGTGGCGTTCACGGACGTCCCGTCGGGTCCTGCGACGAACCCGTCGTCCAACAACCACTTGGCCCGCAAGCGTTACGTAGACGAGAAGGCGGGCGGCACGAAGGCCGCCTACGTGAAGACGAAGGACTCGGGCGGGACCCTCACGACCCTGAGGGCCAACACGACGTCGGACGCCGTCACCGACCTGACCATCTCGGTCGACGAGGAGGACGGCCACTGGTATCGGGCGACGTTCAACGTCCCCGAGATCCTGCTCAACCAGTCCACCACGCTGGGTGTGATGCCCCGCCTGGCTGTGATCATCAAGCGGGGCGGCACCGAGGTGGCCCGCCAGTGGACGGAGAACACCAACGACCTGGGCGGCGCTGGCGTGACGCTGGTGACCCGCCCCCGTCTGGCGACGGCGACGGCGACGGTCGACTGGACCGTGTTCGTCCGCAACGGCTGGACCGCTGAGGCGAACGTCCGCTACAAGGCGGACACCAACTTCCCGATGTACCACTACGTCGAGGATCTCGGCCTGGGCCTCTGATGGTCCAGCGCTTCAAGATCCCCCGCCGCCTCGAGCGGCCCGTTGAGCAGACGTTCCGCAGGCTGGCGGACTACCTGATCGACCGCATCGCCGAGCTGCAGGCGTCGATCGACGCCATCGAGGTCGGGGCGGGCGGCGACGTCGCCACCCACATCGCCGACACCACCGACGCCCACGACGCCTCAGCCATCTCGTACGCAGGCGCCTCAGGGATCGCTTCCACCGACGTGGAGGGGGCGATCGACGAGGTCAACAGCGACGTGCTCGCACACCTGGGCGACACCGTCGACGCACACGATGCGTCGGCGATCTCGTACGCTGGGGCGACAGGGATCTCCGCCACCGAGGTCGAGGGCGCCCTCGACGAGATCAACGGCGACCAGATCGCCACGGCCGCCGTGGCGGCCGCTGCGCTCCCGAAGGCAGGCGGGGACGTCACAGGCACGGTGACGTTCAACGCCACGGGCGGCAAGCTGATCATGCCGTACGACGGCGACCAGTCAGGTGAGGGCATCACCTACCTGGACGCCTCGGGGAACCCGATGTTCCGTCTCCACTCGGTGGGCGGCGGGAGCATGTACTTCAAGATGATCTCGGGTTCAGCGATCTCGGGGATCACGTTCGCTGACACGGCGGGCCGTAACGCCATGCGGATCCTCGACGGCGGGGCGACAGGCATGGGTACCGCCTCGCCCGCTGGCGTGTTCCACTGCCTGCCGCTGTCGGCGGGTGCCCGAGGGTTCGTGGTCGAGTCGAAGTCGGGGCAGTCGCAGCCGACGTTCATCGTTGGCGACTCGTCGCAGGTGTCGAAGATCACGATGCTGGAGTCGGCGTTCAACCTGTACAACCTGAACTCGGGCTACTTCTCGGAAGCCACCAACTACGAGAAGCTGGTGCTGTCGCCTGTCTCGAACGTGTACCGTTTCAACTCCGTCAAGGGAGGGACGGGCACCGTCCGTGGCATGGAGTGGGCGATGGGCGGCACCGTGATGATGGGCCTGTCGTCGGCTGGTGTGCTGACGATGAACGCCCAGCAGATCAAGAACGTCGCAGACCCCACCTCGGGCCAGGACGTCGCCACACGGGCGTGGGTCCTCGGCCAGGCGCTCATCCCGAACGACGGAGCGAACCCTGCGCAGGTCGGGTCTGTGGCCGCAACCCCTGGCGTGCAGTCGGTGTTCGTGAAGTGGGCGCAGAACACCGAGTCCGACATGATCGGCGGGTTCGGCACCTACGTGGTCGAGATCGATACGGACAGCGGGTTCTCCGCCCCGTTCGTCTCCAAGGAAGTCGGCTCGGCGTTCGTGGCCTTCACGGGCCTCGCCGCAGGAGTCCAGTACCACGTGCGGGTCAAGGCGAAGGACGCCTGGGGGAACCTGTCCTCGTCGTGGTCGACGACAGCGTCGACGACCACGCTGTACGTCACCAACAGCGACATCGCCGTCGGGACGATCAACGCCAACGTCCTCGTGGCGAACAGCATCACGGCAGCGGAGATCGCTGCGGGCACGATCACCACCACCCAGATCGCTGCGGGGACGATCGTCGCCTCGGACATCCAGGCGGCCACGATCACGGGGTCGCTGATCGCCGCAGGCACCATCCAGGCTGTCAACATCGCTGCGGGGACGATCACCTCGACGGAGATCGCTGCCGACACGATCACGTCGGGCAACATCCAGGCGGGAACGATCGTCGCTTCGGACATCGCCACGGGGACGATCACGTCGAACGAGATCGCTGCGGGGACCATCACCGCTGCGGACATCGCCGCCAACACGATCACCGCCGACGAGATCGACGTCCTCGAGCTGGACGTCGGCCAGTACATCAAGGGCGCAGGGTTCGACGGCGGCGGGTCCCAGGACCTGGCGGCGACGGCAGGCTGGATGCTCGACGAGTTCGGCCTCCAGGCGTACAACGCCATCCTGCGTGGGTCGCTCCGCACCTACGACGTGGCGGGCGCCTACGTCGAGGTCGACGGCAACTCGGTGGAGTTCTTCCCGTCCGACATCGACCCCTCCGAGGAACCTGCTTCGATCACTGCCCTCGACGACTACCAGCTCTCGATCAAGGCGTCGGACTCGGCGGTCGTGCAGCCTGAGATCATCCTGGCGGGCGAATCGTCCACGACGTTCGGCGGGTCGGCTGTGCACGTCAAGGCGAAACGGCACCGCCTGGGCGTCGACTCGGGCGGGGCGCCAGGCCACATCACGCACCCTGGGACGGTCGGTCTGATCTTGGACTCGACGGGCCTGGGGCAGACGATCGGCTCGGCAGGCTCGTACAGCACGTTGAACCTGACGTCAGGTGCCGTCCTGTACAACGACGGCAGCATCGACACGACGGACGACTATTGGGAGGCCCCGTCGTACTGGTTCGACGACGCCCAGACGGGCGTGTTCGTGACGGTCCACTCGACGCTACTGATCGGCAACGGCGGGTCGACGGCCATCAAGGGCGCACGGTTCCAGATTTACAGCATCTCGGGCGGTACGTCGGTGCGGGTGGTGGTGTTCGGCGGTGCCAGCTTCGCAGGGTCCGAGGACGGCAGGTTCTCAGGGTCCACGGTATTCAGGTTGGCTGGCCCGAACCAGGCGATCCGTCTGCAGGGCTTCCAGAACACGGGCGGCACACGTGACGCCGAGTACACGCTGTGCATCACATACAACGGCTTCTACTGAGAGTAGGTGAAGGGGACGGTTTGCCCCATTGGTGATGCCTCGCTTCGACTTCTCCGACCCGTACGGCCTCGAGCCTGAGCAGGTCAACGCCCTACAGACGAGGCGCCGTCAGGTCAACACCACCTACGGCCTCGGCATGGCCCAGAACCGCTTCGAGCGGAACCGCACAGGCCGAGAGTTCCGACGAGGCAAGGTCGACCTGCTCCGCCAGTTCGGCAAGGCACGCCGTGAGCTGCCGCAGCAGTACGCCGCAGGCGGCCTCCTCAACTCGGGCCTCTACCAGAAGGGCATCGCCGACCTCGGCCAGGAACGCATCGGCGCCTTCGGGAACCTGAGGGGCCAGTACCAGGACGTCATGGGCGGCCTCCGCCTCGCAGGACGGCAGCTCGGCCAGGTCCGCCAGTCCAGCCTCAACGACATCGCATCGCAGCGGGCAGCCTCGAGGGCTGCCCTCGCATCCTCACTACGAAGGGCAAACGGTACCTGATGGCCTACGACGACGGCTACTTCGGCTCGAGGGTGTCGCCCCGTGGAGCCACCATCTCCGAGGCGGGCGGCAAGCGTGTCATCCGTGGCACCAAGGAACGGGATCGCCGCAACACAGGCATCTTCGCCCCTGGCGTCCTCGAGGACGAACTCGCCCGACGGCAAGCCCTCGACGCCAACGGCCAGCGGGCCGACCGTCTCTCCACCCTCGCAGGCGCAGGCCAGCAGTCCCTCATCGAGCAGATCCTGGCGGCCTCGGCCGCTGAGACGCAGGCCGCCTCAGGCGGCGGCGTCCCGTCTCTCGACGACGTCCTCGCCCCCTACATCCAGGCCCGCCAGTCCGCCAACGAGGCGTACCAGACGGCACGGCCCGTCATCCACGACGCCTTCAACGACATGCTCCACGACCTCTCGGGCGGCCAGCGGGACCTGACCCGCCAGTCCCGCCAGGAGTCGAGGGGCCAGGCCCGTGACGTCCAGGCCTCCCAGAACGAGAACCGTCAGCAGACCGCCTCCGCCCAACAGGACCTCGCCACCCAGGCTGGCGGAGACGTCGCAGGGTCCCTGGCCCAGATGCTCGCAGGCACGGGCGGGGCTGTGTCCGCCGACATCCGCCAGTCCGCACAGGGCGACCGTCAGCTCGCCTCCCGCATCGACCAGGTGGGACGGCAGGAGACACGGGCGACCCGTGAAGATGCGGGGCTGTCCCGAGCCAACGCCCTCGGGACCGCCCAGAACAACCTGGACTCGATCCTGAACGCCATCGGCCTCGAGGAGGCCCAGGCCAAGTCGGAATGGGAGACGGCCAAGGCCGCCTCCTCGTCCGCCGAGGCTGCGGGCACAGCCAACGCCGATGCGGCTGTCGGTGAGCTGCAGTCCACGATCAACCAGGCGACGGCGGCGGCCGCCCAGTCGGCGCTGTCGGCCACGTTGGCTGCGGGTCAGCCGTGGCAGAAGGCGCTGGACCTGATCCGTGCCGACGCAGGGAACCTGGCTCGTGGCATGACCGAGTACGGCGTGCCGATCGACCCTCGGACGATCATCCGCATGATCCGCCAGCTCGGTCCCGCCTCCCAGTCGAACGCTGACGCCCAGCGCCGCCAGGGCCAGGAGCAGCAGCAGGCCCCCGAGGACATCCTCGCTCAGCTCGGCCTCTGATGCCGACCTTCGGCCAGTTGGCCCCTGGCAACGGGCCGCAACAGCGGGAGAAGACAGGCAAGCCGATCGTCGAGGTCGAGCCGCCTTCGTTCACGTCGGGTCAGCGGGGCAACCCGTTCCAGGCCGTCCAGAACGCCAACGCCCAACGGCAGGGGTTCGGCGGGATCCCCGCCCACTCGCCCCCGCCTGCCCCCGCAGCGTCACCGACGCAGGGGTCCTCGTCGTCGCCGACGGGCGACTTCTCGGCGGCAGGGAACCTCACCTCGTGGGGTGGCTTCCAGATGGACGCCTCGCTCGTCCCCTATGCGCAGGGGCTGACGGGTCTGGGCCTGACCTTGTCGGGCGGGTACCGTGACCCTGCCCGCAACGCCGCCGTCAACGGTGTCCCGAACTCGTGGCACCTGTCGGGCCGTGCTCTCGACCTGAGCGGCACGACCGCCCAGATGCAGGCGGGCGCCGCCTGGGCACGTCAGCACGGGGCCAACGAGGTCCTGATCCACAACGCAGGCTCGGGCCTGCATCTGCACGTGGCGTGGTGACATGCCTCTCCTGACCCCTGGCCGTGACAGCTCGGCGTCACGCTTCAACACGATGCGGCAGAAGCAGGCCGAGATCCTGCAGCCTGGCCGTCAGGGTGCGAAGGGACGGTTCGCCTCCCAGGCCACCAACCCGTTCGATCACGTCCAGCAGCTCCAGGCGCAACGGCAGGCGCCGATCATGCAGTCCCCGATCTTCGAGCAGCCGACGCCTGAGCCTGCGGGCGATGCGTCGACTGCGCTGGCGGGCAACGTCACACCGATGGGGTCGTCGGATCTCCGTGGCCTCGTCATGGATCTCGCCAAGTCGCACGGCTGGCACACAGGCAACGAGTGGAACAGCCTCGTCGAGCTGCTGAACCGTGAGTCGTCGTGGAACCCTGCGGCCGACAACCCGTCTTCGACGGCTTACGGCCTGTTCCAGTTCCTCGACTCCACGTGGGCGGGCACAGGCTACCAACGCTCGTCCGATCCTCGGATCCAGACCCTGGCTGGCTTGCAGTACATCCTGAACCGCTACGGGTCGCCGTCGGCGGCCCTCGCTTTCCACAACTCCCACAACTGGTACTGACATGAGCGTCTACGCTGTGCACAAGACGGGCAACGGGTCGGTTATCACCTGGAACGGGAAGCCGATCGAGTACCGCATCAACTGGCATCACTTCGAGGGCTGGCACCGCACGATCATCAACGAGCAGATGGAGGACATCTGCGCACGGGTCCAGTCGGGGGCCAAGAACCCAGGCCAGACGTCGCAGAAGCCCGACTCGGGCTGGGACGTGTGGACGAACTACAAGCCGACCGACATCTTCGTGTACGCCCTGTTCGACGGCGGAGCCAACCAGTGGCTCGGCAAGTCGAACCAGCACTGGGTCGGGGACCAGTACCTCGGTGCGACCGTCGTCCTGAACGCCTTCTACTTCGACCACCCCACCTGGGGTACCACCAACACGTTCCGTTCGATCGTCGCCCACGAGATCGGGCACGCTGTCGGCCTCGAACACCCGACCGACGAGAGCCAGCTCATGGGGGCGCACCTCGACGTGCGCCTGCCGTGGAAGTCTGGGGACCTCGCTGGCTTCCAGCGTCTGCGGGACTCGACCCCGAACTGAGGGGACGTTACGCCCCATAGGTAGACATGGGACGCTACGAATCGCTCCTAGGTCAGGACAGCGGTAGTGAAGGCAACAACTACGGCTACCTGAACCTCCCTGACACGTCCATCCCCAACCAGGGGGAGGGGGCGACTGTCGGTGGCGTCAACACCCAGCTCGAGTCGCTGCGCAACGCCCTCATCCAGGCCCGCACAGCCAACGAGGTCGACCAGGACTCTGGGATCTTCGACCAGGCGAAGGACATCGCCACAGGCGCCGCAGGCGGCCTCGGCAACGCCGTCCTGAAGACCCTCGAGGTCCTCGACGGTGGCCGTGCCCTCGTCGTGTCGGGCCTCACCGAGCTGGACGACCTGATCCGTGATCCTGAGGATGCTTCGTGGTCGGACGTAGCGCAGCAGACACGGGATCACATTGGGGTCGGGGACTGGCTCGACGACAGCGACCTGCCGTGGGCTGTCCGCTCGGGCCTGGGGTTCGTTGGCGACGTCCTCCTCGACCCCACCACGTACGCCACCCTCGGCACCTCCGCTGCAGCCAAGCCGCTCGTCGGCGCAGGCGTTGAAGGTGCCGAAGCGATCGGCGAGAGGGTCGCCCGTGAAGGTGCGGAGACGCTGGCTGAGCGTGTCGCACGCCGTGGCTCCGACGAGCTGGTCGAGCAGGCCCTCGGCGAGGCCCCCCTCGGGGCCGTCGAGTTCCAGCCTGGACGGATCCTCCACGCCCGTGACGTCGCCCGTCGGCTCCTGAACCCGACCGACGAGCTGTCGCAGGCGTTCCCCGAGTCCCGCCTGCGGGAGGTGGCGGCCGACGTCCTCCACAACCGCAGCCCCGCCTCGGTCCCGTCCGAGATGCGGCCGTTCGTCGGGATCGACACGGGCCTGTTCTGGGGCCTCGGGCGCAACAAGGTGCGGATCCCTGGCACGGACGTGATCGCCGAGCGGGTCGGTCGCCTCACTGGTGCCGCCAAGCGGGGCCTGTTCGACAAGCTCCCCGTGCCCGACAGTGCACGGCTGTGGCCGAAGCTGACGGAGCTGCGCCGTGAGGGTCCCGAGGGTGCGCTGAAGGCGTTCGAGTTGGAGATGGAGAACGCCAACGCCAACTTCCTCCGCAACACTGTCCGCTCGTTCCTGTTCGAGGGCGTCGACGTTCTCCGCAAGGAACACGGCGAGGAGTTCCTCCGCACCGACGACCTGTTCCGCCAGCTCGACGAGGGCGTCGACTCGCCTGCCGCCAACGGGATCCGTGACCTCCTCGAGCAGGCCCGCAAGATCACGGGCGAGATCACGAAGCGTGAGGTCCCCGAGTTCGAGAACTACGTCCCGTACCGTCGGACCCGAGAGCTGCTCGAGGTCCTGTCGGAGAAGGGCGGCAAGCAGGTCCGCAACGGCGACGAGGCGTTCCGCAACTTCCGTCAGCTCCGCCCTGGCGGCGAGTTCCTCGGCCACGAGCTGGACGGCCAGTCGTCGATCCGTGACCAGGTCGAGGCGATCGCCAAAGAGACGTTCGGCGACGACTACGTCCAGGTCCTGCGGGACGACCCGCTGGCCCTGGTCGGCGCCTACATCGACGAGATCAGCGGCCCGATCCACGAGGCGTTCCTCCTGAAGCGCCTCGACGAGCGGGGCCTGTTGGAGACGTTCCGTCCCGTCGACTGGAAGCAGGCCCGCAAGCGGGGCCAGCGCATCGCAGGCGAAGGCGTGCACGACGTCACCGAGCAGGCGCAGCGGCAGGGCATCGAGAACGAGATCATCGACGCCAAGGGCAAGGTGTCGAAGACCCGCCGCCGTGGCTTCGCTCTCGGCCGTGAGATCCAGGACCTGGACACGGCGATCGACGAGGGTGAGCTGTCGGCGATCTCGGCAGGCTCGAACGCCGAGGACATCGGGGCACGGGCGTCCCGTCAGCGGTGGGACACGCACGACGAGGCAGCCGACCTGATCACCCGATCGATCGGCGACATCGCCGAGATGGGCGACGAGGACCTGGTCAGGGCCGTGGCCGACGAGAACCT